CCGAATACGACGGCACTGTATTGAACGGCGAAACGACGGGTATTACTGCTGCTGGGGTGATGGTAGCCATGTGGCTATCTCCTGTGCTGGGCTAAGCGCGAGCGTTATGCGCGGGACTAGGCTTCGGCGGTGTGACGCTTATTCTTCGCCCGGTGGCGAGCTTCGGCGTCCTCCTCGTCCTTTTCGGTGTCGGCCCTCGCCTTTGCTTCGGCGGCGGCTTCAGCTTTCGCCTTCGCCTCGGCGTCAGCCTTGGCCTTGGCCGACTTCACCTTGGCAGCAGCGCGCTTGGCGGCGGCATCCGCTTCGATCTCGGGGGTGCGCGACAGGCTCGCAGGGTCGACTGCTCCCGAAGCGCTGGTGTTGATCGCCCAGTCCTTGTCCGTGACGGGGATGAACTCGGTCACCACCATCATGCCAACATCGCAGGACTCGTCGATCCCTTCGCCCTGAACCCTGCCATCTTCCGCTGGCCAAACGTGCAGGTGCGCCGCAGGCGGCGTGCCGTCGGGGTTAGGTACCGAGATCACCTTGATTGAGGGACCACCCACATGCGCGGGCGGGAGTTGCACCGAGTCGTTGCCTTCCGAGGTGATTACGACACACACGTCGGAGTCCAACACGGGACTGCCTTCGCGCTCGGTGCCAACGGCCATTACTGGCTTATCGGAAGTGCCACGTCCTTGAGGAAAGCTTGTTCCACCCATAACCGTCGCTCCTTTTGAGGAGCCGCCCCTGTTCAGGGCTTTAGACGGCCCTCCAACAGTGCGGCATTCAGTTCGTTTTCGATCACCATCGCTTCGTCGTGCCGACCGGCTTTCGTGAGACGAACGATCTGCATCGACTCGGCCTCGTATTCCTTGGCCGTGTACGTCCGCTTCTCGCTCGGCACGCTTGCCGCTCCACCAGACTTGGCGGGTGTTACCTGACGAGAAAGCTCAGACTTGCGGCCTGACGGGGCGGGTGCGGGCTGCGGTGCTCGGGGTTGCGTCTGCGCGAATGCCTGAAACACTTCGATGGCACGCGCCGAGTCGAGCTTCTCCGCTGCATCCACGAGCATATCGTTCCAGAGGAAATTCGCTCCGGGCACCTTGGAACCGAGCCATTTCTGGCAGGCTTCGCTCGCTTGCACCGCTTCCCAATTAGGGAACGCCGCTGCGAGAGTGCCGAAAAACTGATCCCTGCTGGTCGCGTACTGCGTCTCGCGAACTTCTCCTACCTGCTTCGTCAGTTGAGTCGTCAGCGTGTCGATCCGTTGAATGTACCCAGCTTCGCGCTCGCCGAATTCTTCTCGGGCCACGCGCCGCGCCATATCAATCAAATCCGCGCCGAAGGCTTCCGAATCCTTCTCGGTGACCAGCTTCGCTTTGGGTTCAGGTGGCGTCGCAGGTGGCTGCTTCTGTACCTGCTGCAACGCGTCGATGCGCTCGTTGGACTGGCGTAGTGCCTCACGAAGCTGCTGCGTCTCGCGAGAAAACATGCCTTGGAGGGTGCGGTACTTCTGCTCCCACTGCCCATCATCACGCGTCGGCTCAACCGTAGGCGGGACTGGTGCCGGGGCAATGCTGACCGACGGTTCGACTACTGCAAGTGGTGGTTGCTGCGGGGGTGGTTCCGTACCTTCCGGCGGTTGAGGTTGTGCAGCATTTGCTGCTTCCTCCACTGCTTTGTCGTACGCCGCAACTTCTTTCGCTTGCTTCTGAACTGCCTTGGGCAATGCCATCGTCGTTTCTCGCCTTCCCGATCAAGGGGCTTGGGCTATGTGGGAGCAGGCCCGCTTTGCTTCGGCCTACTCTACTTCAGGGTTCAGCATTTTCAACAACTCGTCGAGCAGTACGGCGCGACCTTGAAGCCGATGCACGTTATCTGTCGACGCTGCCATCAACGACTTCATCACTGCTTGCTGTTCTGCTGCGAGTACGCTTTGCAGAACCTTGCCTTCCGAATACCGCGCAATGCGTTTCAGCGACTCCAGTTGCTTCGCGTCAACGCGCACTATTTTTTGCGCTTCTTGACTCTGCCGCCGCGTGCGAGCTTGGGGCTTTCGTCCGACTCGCCGCGCTCCACCGCATCCATCCGATCCTGCCGCCGCTTGATGGCGTCGGCGAAACCGCCAGTGATGGCCGGAGTGCTCTTGCCGCCCGCGCTGCCACCGCTGGCTGGAGCATCCGAAGCATCCTTGCTGGCGCTATACAGCCCCTTCAGCCTGTTCAGCAGCGACGGCGACTGCACCGCGCCACCTTCGGCGTACCTCTTTCGCGCCTTGACTACTTTCTTCGGCACAGCTACTTCGTCCTGCCGCCGCGCGCGTAGCCGGGAGGTCTGACCGGCGGGCCGACCGGCCCACGCGGTACCGCACGCGCAATCGGCGCGACCGGCGCAACCGGCACACGCGGTGCGACCGGCACGAACGGCGGCGCAGCGCGGCGCAACTTCCCAGCACTTCTCGCCTTCGGCTTCTTCGCAAACGGAGGTGCCTTGGCCATGGCTACTTCACCTTTCCACCGCGCTTGTAACCCGGCGGAATTCCGGGCGGGCGGTCTGCTGGTATCGTGCCTATCGACGGCAGCGCCATCGGCGGGCGTCGCGGCGGTCTGCCCGCCGCTACTCGCTTCGGCACTTTCTTTTGAAACGAAAACGCCTTCGCCACGACTACTTCTTTTTCCGCTTCTTCACGCCTTCCTTGCTTTCATCTTCCGTGCGCTCGAAGGCTTTGGACTCGCCGCGTTCTTCCGCCGCCGATCCTTCCTTCGGTTTCTTGCCCTTGCCTTTGACCTTTTTTAGAAACGCAGGCGGGAGTTTAGCCACGGCTGGTCGTCGGCCCGATTTCGGTGCCATGTCCCGTGTGGATAGTCAGCCCACCTTTGCTCGTCGCACCGCTCTTTTTCCCCTTGCCGGGGAAACTCGTCGGCGCAACCGTCGGCCCGATCTCCTTGCCGTGTCCCGTGTGGATGGGCAACGTACCGCAGGGAGTCGCACTCATCCTCACCTTGACGGATGGCTTACCAGCGGGGGACGTTTCCATCGGATGTTCTCGGCTCATCAAATTCTCCATGTAGGAGTGAGACTTACGGGGGTTGTACTGCCGAACACTACATCTTGTCAACAAGCTGAAAAATCATGCAGCCTTTTGTGGCGCAAAGTTATCGGCAATCGGCGCACCGTTCATAAGCGTCTGCCCGTTCTGCACAGGCGCGGGCGGCGAGCCACCCTGCCCCGGCATTTGCGCTGCCGCCGCAGGCGGCACCTGCGGCGTCCCTCCCGGTCCTGACGGCTGCGGCGGCGCACCCTGCTGCGACTGCAAAAGCTGCTGCGCCAGCTTGACCTTGAACTGCGGCGGCACGATGTCGTCGGGGTCCATGTCGAGGTTCTTCGCCGCCTCGCGCAACAGCGACGCGATGCCATCGACACCGACCACCTGCGTGAAGGTCGGATTCGCGCCGACGACGTTGAGGAATTCGTTGCGCCGCACCTGTGCCGACTCCTTGGCGACCACGCCGACGGCACCCTTGGCCACGATCTGCACGTCGCCCTTGAGCGCGGCGTCGTCACCGTACTTCATGTTGTAAAAATATAGCCGGTTTAGCAGCGGAGTCATCACGCTGTTGTCGATGTTGCTGATTACCTGCTTCATCGACTTGTTCGCATTCGACATGAGCATCGACATGCCCGACGCGGTGCGCCCTGCGCCCCCCGTGGGCGAGTCGCCGGTCATGTAGCGAGGAATGGACGAGTATTCGTCGGCCAAAACAGCGAATTTCTCGAAAACGGCCATCAATTCGGCCACATTGAGGTTCGGCTGGAAGAAAGTGATCGCTTCAGCAGTGCTACCCATCGGATCGGACGTGAATTGCCAGATTTTCCACGGGTACATCTGCTCGATGTCCTCGCCGGGGGGCAAACGGTCCGAATTGATGCCTACTTGGGGGCCGGAAGCGATGCCAGCGTTGTTGACGAGTGCTCTGCCGACCGAATTGCACACATCTTGGCAGTCTCTTACGAGGTCGCAGACCGAATTACCCCAAAAACAGCCCGGAATGTCCTCGTAACTCGCCTTGTAGTACGGTTTTTGCCCCAGCGGGTGGTAGTTGAGCAGTGCTTTGATGACGTACGGGCCGATCACCCACACCTCGACGGGGTAATTCTTGGCCGGATCGGGCACTTCATCGTCGCCCATGCCCCAATCGAGGAGCATTTGACCCGAAACCGAACCCCAAAATTGAAGCGCGTCGATGTGCTTGTCGGGGTTTTGCATCACACCAGTGGTGGACTTGCCTTCAGCGAACGCTTTTTCGCTGTCGACGAATATCCACTCCTGCAATCCGCCCCTGCCGTAGTCCTCCAGCACCTTGCGGATGGCACCGTCGTCGTATCCTTCCACGCCGATGAGTTCTTCGAGGTCTTGCTGGCGAAGTTTGTGGCGTTCAATGAAAAACCCGTCGTCGATCCCAGTGCTCGCAGGACTCGGATAGCACATCATCGGGTCCACACGTTCCCACTCAAGCACCAACTCCTCGGAAACATCCGGCACGTACTGCCCCGGTCCCGTCTGTTTCCATGCAAGTTTGTTCTTGTTGCGGACGACCGGACCTTTGAGCACCGCCGCCGGGAACGTGGTGATGTCGTCCAAGAAATCGTCGAAGCCGCGTATGAAACCGCCCTCGACAAGCTGGTCCTCCATCTTGCGTTCCATCTCCTCGACGCTGGCCTTCGCCTGTTCGTACAAAGAGTCGTAGAACTCCTCGCGAAGCCCAGTCAGGAATTTCCTCAACTCGGTCGGCGGTACGTTCTCCCCCGTGGTCATGATGTACTGCTGGACCTCGTTGATCGCGCGCTGCCGCAATTCTTCGAGGACTTCGGGCGGCAGCGAGGGCACGGGCGAGGGCTTGAGCGTCCACGGCTTGTCGGACCCGGAGCCGAGCAGCACGTCGCGCAGCCATGCCGACGCGCCCCGGCACTTGTTCGACGTGAGCATCATGTAAATCTCGGAGCCGCCCTGCGCGCGGATCATGGTCAGCTTGTCGGGGTCGTACTCGCCGCGCCGCTGGCGCAGGCTCTTGAACATGCGCTGCTCGACGGTCTGTTCGCGGGCGAGGCGGGCGACGCTCCACTGCTTACGCACGAGGCCCGCGAGGCCGGTGATGAGGGGCTGGTGCTGCTGGATTTCGCTGGCCTTCTTCTGCGCGTCCAGCATCGACTTCAGCGACTGCATCGGCAGGATGCCGCCGAGGTTGGTGACGCCGGGTGGCGCTTGCAGCAGCATGGGGGCGGGAGGGGCCGTCATCTGTCCCACAGGCATGGGAACAGCCGGAACGCCGAAGCCGCCGGGGTTAGGCGGTGGTGTCAACCCAAGTGCAGGCATTGCATCTCCCGTTGGGCGCGATACTAGCCCGTTCAGTACACGTACGCCACCTTCTTCACTTCCCGCCTCGCCGCCACGAACATCCCGCCGCCGATGCCGCCGGGGTCGGCGTGCATGGCCAGATACTGACACGCATCGCTGATGTGGCTGGCGTAATTCTTTTCCGGCTTCTCGTCAACCTCGCCCTTGGTGCTGACCTTGTAGCGGTAGCCGCCGCGCAGCGCGTGGATCAGCGCCTTGGCACTGGGGTCGATCAGGAACGCCGCGCCGCCGTCGATCTGCCGCCCGAGCCAGTTGTCCACCGCCGACAAGCGCCCCGGTATGGCGTTGGTCTTGCCGGGGATGATGCGAAAGCCCTCGGCCTTGTAGATGTCGAACACGCTGCGCTCGTCGGTCTGCGCCCGCTGGATACCTGCCGGGTCGCCGATGACCAGCACGGGAATGCCGCCGAACTCGTTGGCCAAAATCGGCTTCAGGCGCTCGCGGATGAAACGCAAGCTACCCATCCCCTCGGCGGTCAGCGCACGGAACACCAGCAGCCTGCCACGCGGGTCCATTTGACCGATTACTGCTGCCGGAGTGAGGCCGAAGTCGACGCCAATCAGCAGCGGATACTGCGCGTCGCTGGCGAGAAGGATGTTCTCGCCGGAGCGCAGCGGACGCAGCGGCCCCTTGGCGACGTGGAACTCGAAGTTGAACGAGCGGTGCACCGGCTGTCCCGCGAGCGACTTGCCGAACATCGCTTTGATGTAAACGTCGATCCAGTCTTCGGTCTTGCCCACCGCCAAGTTGGTGTAGTACTCGGACGGCAGGAACTCCAGCCAGTCGGCTTTGGGGTCGAGGCCCGACGGCTGGAAGAAAACTTCCGCATTCTCGGGCGGATCGGTGAGGAAGCTTTCCCAAAACGTGTCCA